GAGCACCAACACGGGCAAACTGAGAATTATCAAAACTGCCTCGTCCTTCCAGTCCGATTGTCGGGCTTCTAAAAGTTTACCTTGGTAAGTTTCCTGGCCTTCAGCCATTTTTCTTGCGTGCATCATTTGTGCATCCGCCATCAACATTTTCGTCTCTTGACGTTTTTTGAAGATGTGCGTACCTGCTTGTGCCGCTAATTTTATCGCGCTTAACCACATTGTATTTCTCCTGTCTTCTAATACACATGAATTCTATCATTTTATCAATAATTTTGAAAGCCCTATAGCCGTTCATACGCCACCTGTAGGTAGGAATGTGATGTGGCTGTCTAACTTTACAAGGAAATAATTGTCCACCAAACATATCTTTGAATTTTTGGACAGTATCTTTGTCTACCATCTCGATTGTGCAGGCAAATTCTTTTTTTCTTCCTTTACCTTTTGACCAAATTCCAAAACTGCCTTCACCATCAAATATACCTGCAAGAAAAATTAATTTATGCTTTTCTGGAAGGCTTTCGTAAGAACTTTTTAGCATGTTTAGACCTAACTATATTTATTCCTTGTGGATTTGGTCCCCTCTTTGGCGGTGGCCCAGATTTAACTCCTCCACTTAGTCCTTTTTCGTTATTTCTTCTCAAGTTTTTCTCTCGCTATTTCAAGTCTTTCATCAGATTGCGAATCTTGTTGTGCAAGTTTATCATAATCGTATTCTAATCTCTGTGCAGCCCTTTGATTTTCTTGGTCTGCTCTAAATTTAGTCTCTTCCGCTTTTCTTTGAAGATCCATAGCTCTTAAATCTATTTCTTGTTGTTTAATTTTAACTAATGGGTCTTGTTTATTTGCATTTGCTGCATTTTCAGCTTGAATTAATTCTTGAGTTATTCTTGCCGCAACTTTTGCAACTTCAGCTTCAAATAAAATACTAAATTGTTGTGGATCTTGTTGTGATAAAGCAACCATTTGTTGATTTTGCATCATCATTTCTTTCACTTCTGCTTTTGCTTTAAAAGAAACGTGATCTGAAATGTGTGATTGCATCAATGCGTAAACTTGTGGATTAATTTGCACCATTCTCGAACTCATAAAAGCCATGTGAGCAGCTATGTGTGCATCATGATCTTGAAATTCAAATGCCACCAATAGTTTCATCTGCAATGCTCTAGCATTTTCTTTAGCGGGATCTAATGGTTCAGGCTGTTTTGGTGCTGGTTTAAGAATTGCTTCAATTTGTTTGGTACCAAGTGCTTCATAAACACGTCTGTATGCTTCATGTAAGTTGTGCATTGCAGGATTTGATTGTGCGATTTGCAATTGTGACTGTGCAAGTGTTACTCTTTGAGCCATAGACATAATATTTGGGTCTGCAACAGGTAAAATATCTACTTTGTTGTCAAAATCTGCAGATTTAATTTCTCTTGGGCCACCGTAAACATCATATGGATAAGATTCAGGTAAACTTTCACTACAAATTCTTGCAAGAATTTTAAATTCAAGCCTCATTGCATAGTAACAACGTTTATGAACACCACTCATAACTCTAGAACCACGTTCCATCAGTGCCATCGTAGTTCCAACAGCTCTGTTTTGAATGTCATTACCAACATTTTGGTCTGTAACCCCAGCAAATTTTTGTCCTGCTTGTACAACAAAACCCATAAGGTTGTATAAAGTCGTGCTTGGTTCTGAAAAAGGTAAATTAAAAAACTGATCTCTTATGTTTCCACCAGGTGCATCTACATCTCTAAACTCACCAGGTTGAATTGGTTGATCGTCATCCCTAACTCTAAT